TCCGGCGGTGGGATGCTGAGGTCCCGGAGTTCTGTGAGTTTCCCCTTGTTCCTTGCGATCATGTGCTCAGCAACCTTCTTGCTGAGTCCCCCGGATGGTAGTGGCGGGATGTCGGCCCTGGCGTCGGTCCTGGCTACGGGTCGGTACTGAATCCCCCTAGAGACATGGTTCGTTACCCCCTGGAGGACGCTCAGTCCAACGTCGGCCATGTCGACGGGCTCCCCAAGAGCCTCCACGAACCTGCCCATGGCCGCTGCCGCCTCCTCACTACCCTCCTTCGCCACCATTACGTCATAGGCGAGCTTGTGGAACTGTGCCCCGAGGGCCCTCCTTGTCACGTCCCTCTTCCAGTGCCCCTGGACAACCCGCTGGGCCTCCTGCTCTGTGATCATGTCGATGAGCTTCATCGGCACCCAGTTCGGGGCCTCCTTCGTTCCGCGGTTGACGTTCCACCCAAGGACTGTGGTGTCCACCCCAAACGCCCTCTGAATAACGTCCGTAACCGGACGGACCTGTTTTGGCGAAATCCTATGCTCGACCTGGGCCGCCATCCGGCCAGCCCCGTCAAAGACCTTGAACACGTTCCCGCTCGTCCTCTTCGGGAACATGCTGGCGGGCCTGAGTGGGTCGAACATCTCCGCCAACATGTGGTCTACAACCTCGTCTGGCGTTAGCTCCTTTGGAACCTTGAGCTTCTCTATCCTTTTCTCCAGGTCGCGAACCTTCTTGGCTTGGGCAGCCACCCTCTTCTTGTGCAGACGCGGCGCCTCGCCGGCACGCCGGCCCGCGCCCGCCTCCATGGGTGCCAGCTTGGCCTTTTCTGCATCAAGCTGGTCCTGGAGTCGAGCTGCCGTAGCCGCCTTCTCCTCGGGGATGACTGTGGCCTCTTCGGGAATTAGACCCCTTCTCTGTCGGACCTTCCGGGCGGCGCCCTTTCCATAGAGGAAATCACGAACAGCCTCTGCCCCGGGCGACCCCTTTCCTGCAGCCGCAATTCTGTCGACAACGGCCCCCACGGAGGGAATGGGGTCGTCCCCGTAGGTCACACGAACCTTTGTGCTGTCAAAGTTGGGGAGCCCCTCGTCGAAGTAGATGGCCTCGTCAAAGTCAATGTGTTTGACCCAGCGCCACGCAGGGTCATCCGGCCCCCGGAGGGTCTTCTTGATCTCCCTGGTCCCCCTCCCAAGGTTTTCTGGGGTGTACTTAGCCCCCACGCTGGCGAGGGCGGCTACGTCGTTGTAGGCCAGGTCCATACCATCAAAAACCAACCGCACGGCCGCGTCTTTTTCGGTCTGACTGACCTCTCTCCCGGCAGCAAGGGCGCGGCGCTCCATCTCCGCAACAACCTTCTGGCCCTGCCTTGCCTGCTGGGCTGTTCTCATCCGGTCGCCCTGGGGTGTGAAGAACGACCCGCCCGCTTTGATTTTCCCGGGCGCCCCGAGGAGCTTTCCGGTGGCAGCAATGACCCCCCCGTAGGGTGCCGCGAGGTCGGGGGCGATGATCTGGAACATGTTCGCCGTCCACATTCCGGCGAGGGGGTCGCCCGCTTCAATCTGCTTGAGGATGTCCTGCCTCTTGGACTTCGGAATAAACAACGCGGCAAGCGGATCCGGCGGCCCCTTGTAGTACTTGTTGTCAATCCCAATGGCGGTTCCGAGCCCCCACCACTGGGCGTCCACATGCGACATCCACCGCTGCTCTTCCTTTGAGATGTGGGCCATCATCGCCGGGTCGTCCGTCTTGATGGGGCTTCCTACGAGCTGTGCCGCAAGGCCACGGGACCGAATCTCGTGTGGCCCGGTCAACCTTTCCCCCTCCGCGATGATTCCCCCCCTCTCGATCTTCTGCCACGGGTGCGGGAGGTAGATGTTGAACCCGTAAGGATCCAGTGCGTTGGCGTCCCAGTAAGCCTTCCTGAGTTGCCATTTCAGGCCGCTCAGTCGGCCGTGGACATCCGCGTCGTACAGTCCCTCTATCCGGTTCTGTTCATCGATGATTGATAGGACCCGCTCGCCATCCTTGTCATAACGAACCCCGCCAATCTCGAGGAAGACCGGCTTTCTCGGGTCACCTGGGTGGAGCTTGTCGGCCCAGTCCTGACGCTCCTGCGGCTCCATCTGGAAGAAGTAGTCCAGGTCAGCAGACACCGAAACCGTCGAGTAAAACGGCCGGCTAAACCAGGACAGGACCTTTTCCGCCACGGTCGCCTTCTCCCACCCCGGCGTCAACTCCCCGGCCATAGGCGGCGTGAAGCCCTGGGCGATGAGGTCGTAGGCTTTTGGGTCGGGCATTTGTGTGTGGGCGTACTCGTTAACGAACCGAGCGAGCGCTATTGCCTCTACCTGCTCCTCTGGGATCCCAAGGGCCTCGGAGACCTTTTCCGACATGCCGAGGACCCGCTTGGTCATTTGGTAGTCTTTTTCCTTGTCGACAATGACGGCAGCCCGGTCCAGCTGCGCGATCAACTCCTGCGCTCGGCTCGCCCCCTCTTCGGTCGCAGGGTCAAACCACCCCGTCCGGTCCCCCCCCTCGATCTCGGCCAGGCGCTCCTCGCGGATCCGCAGCTCCTCAATCAGCCCCTCCCTTTCGAGGCCATCGCGGTAGGCCTTTCTCATCATTGCGGCCGGAGACGACACCCTGTCTGGGTGGTCCTCTGGAAGGTCCCAGTTCTCCCACTCCTGAAGGGCGGCTGGGCCCACGTCCTCCACGAGGCCAACAATGGCCTGCTCTTCGCTTGCGCTCATCCCGAGTTCCCGGAGTCGCTGCCACTCGTCGGCATCCCTGATCATGTGCTGCGCGCGAATGTCCTCTACCAGTTCCGCAGTCTCCTCCTTGTACTTGCGTTTTTCCTCGGGATCGTCCATCCCCGCGGCCCGCACCCGCCTGGACTGGAGCACGGTCTGCTGCGGGGTCTTGCTGGAAAGTAGCGGGCCGGCGTCCCACACCTCCGCCATCGGATCGTACCCAAGCCGGGCCTCCAACTCCTCGGGGCTCTCGGGGGCCACCTCCCCCGTGAAGAACCCCCCATACCTGGGAGGTGGCCCAGCGGGAGCGCCAACGTCCGAGCCGATGCGAAGGGCCGGAGACTCTGGCTCTGGGCCAAGGTGCCGCCCCGCATCCTGCTCCTCCTGACGAGCCCTTGCCGACTCGATCATCTGAGCAACTCTGGCTTCGATCTCGGCCTCAAGGTCTTCCGACACACCAGTGATCAGCGGGTCGATCTCGGAGGCGTCTGTGACGGGGGCATTGACTCCGGTTAGGGGCGGCGGCCCAGGGCCCTCAACTGCTGTGTCGTCCTCAAGGACGCCGCCAAAACGGCTGACCTGACCTACGTCCGCCGCCGCCGCCTCCGTGGGGACGCCCTCTTCCTCAAGGGCACCACCAAAACGACTAACCAGAGGGTCACCCTCAAGGGTTCCGCCGAACCGACTTGTGCCGCCGTCTGCCACGAATCACCTACTCCTTCGTCGCGTTCCTGTGGCTGCCGTCCTCTTGCACTTCGATGTACTTCGTGCCCGATGGCAGCGCGTTGTACTCCGCCTGAGTCTTCACAAGCGGACGCGCGTCGTCGCCGCCTGACTGTCCCGCCGCAGCGCCGAGCCACCCAATCAGATCGTCGATGTCGTCGTCACTCAGCTTCCGGGGTGTCTTTGTTCCGTATCGAAAGTGCATTTTCGCAAGCTCCTTGCGACCAGATCGGCCCTGGGCCTCCTGGCGAGCAATTACGCCCTCCGCGAATTCGAGATCGACCTGGTCCGCTGAAGCTTCGCGGCTCTTTGCCCTTCTCTGAGCATGAGCGTTCCCGATAAGGGTCTTAAGTTGCTCCCGCTCCGCAGAGCTCAGCGCCATCGCGTCAGCCCCCGCACTCTCCGCCTCCCACTTCTCCACGGCGAGCTCGTGCTCCGCCTCCTTGCGGAGGGCACTGTCAAAGTCGGGGTCCAGGGCCCTCGCCCGCGGCTCCAGCGCCTGCCACCTCTGCTGGGCCTTGGCAATCGCAGCGTTGTTGCCGTCCTGAAGGGCCCTATCAAGGTCCCTCTTCGCATCAATCGCCGCACTAATAACCCCGGTCTTTGCCGCGGTGCCCGCTGTCTTTTGCCTCGCCTCTTCTTCTTGCAAGTGGCGACCGCCTGCTGGCGTCCCAAGGAGGACACCCTTCCCGCGCCAAGACTCCACCTGTGATTCGGTGGGCCGGAATGGGGCCCGCAGTTCCTCTATCACCCCCTCATCCCACATGTCGGGATGACTCGGCGGCTCGCCCTGAAGGATCCGAATCTCGTCGGCAATCCGCAGCTTCTTACTGATGTCGGCGGTGTTTTGCCACTGGGCCTGAAGGATCTCGACCCGCTCTTCCGAGGCCTCCGCCACGAACCGGCTGGCCTGCTGCTCGGCGTAAGCGTCCGCTGACTCCTCCCGGACCTTCTGCCTATCTCTGAGGTTGGAGAGGCCGACGATGTTGCCAATGTGAGCAATGTCACGCGCCTGCTTCCGGCTAACGACCTTTTCGGCAATCGGCTTGGTGTCGTCGTGCGACATCTGCTCCGCAAGGTGTCTGACGTAGGCGTCCTTCTTCCCTCGAAAGGTCTTGTCTCCACGGAGCATCGTGTAGGTTCTCTCCACGAAGTCCTTTCGGACAGCCTCCGAGTGCGCGTACTCCTGGTTCATCGCCTCAGCGAGGCGCTCAGCACCAACCTCGTCGCCTTCTTCCCGAAGGCCCTGGAGATAGGCGGCTACGTCGTTGTATGCAGTCCTAAGGTCTCCCTGCCCCCGCTTGAAGGGGCGACGGCCCTGGAGCTCGGCGTAGACGTCCTTACCCATTGGGCCAGTTAGGATGTCAACGAACTCGACCATGCTGTTGGGGGTCGCCCCGCCCAACTGCTCTAGGACGTCCGGGCGCTTCAGCTCTCTGGCCTCAATCTGGGCGCTTACAGCCTCAACGAGGCGGTCTGCCCCTACCCCACTAGCCCTCGGACCAACCTTCCCCGTAGCCCCCCTGTCGCGGCGGATCTTGGCAAGTCGCTCGGCCTTTGTCGGGGCTGGGCCAGCTCTTTCTGCGGCCCTCTCGGTCTCGGTGTCGACAATGTCCTGTAGTGAGGTGCCGCGCTTCCTTCCGGGGCGGACCTCCCTCCTCGCCTTCTTGTGCGCTCGGGCAATGCGGCGAGCAGACTCTCGTTCGGAAATCACCGGCTCAACAGCATGCTCGCCCTCGGGCTCCCCGAGCCCAGGGGCCCAGGTCGTTGGTTTATGCAAGACCCCAAGGCCAGCCAGGATGTCTTCTGTCTTGGACCCCGAGTATGGCGGGGCCTCTCGCGTCCCCGGGAGATCTTCCGGGGGCTCCTCGGACGGCTCACCGTAGCCGGGTAAGCCAAAATACTCAGGGAGGACTGTCGGGGGGAGTTCTCCTTCAGCGAGCCCCGCGCTTTCGATTGTCGGGGTTCGTTCCCCGCCCGGGGCCACCCGGACTGTAGTGTCTAGGCCCTCCTCGCCCCTTGGTCCCCCCAGGAGCCGGTCAATCGCCGCTGTGGTTGCGGCGTCAATCCCCCTGCCCATGGCCTCTTCTCTGGCGAAATAATCTTCCGACGCCCGCCTAAGGGCACCCTCCTCCGCTTGGGCGGCAGTGACTGGGCGACCTTGGGCCTGCCGAAGAGCAGCCTCCGCCAAGGCGGGCGCGTGAGCCCCGAGGAGCGCGCCAGTGGGGGCCAAGCCCCCCGTGGCCACTGGGACTGGGGTCTTTGCTTGCTCGAGTTCCCTCTCTGTTTCGAGGTATCGGCGGAGTGCCTCGGCGTCCTGGGCCCGACTCTCCTCCGTCTCACCGAAGGTTGGGGCAAAGGTTCGCGGGGACCAACCGCCTGCCTCGCCAACCCCTCCTGTCCGAGGGAGGCCCGTTGCTGGATCGATATAGCCGTATGGGGTGCCGGCCCCACCGCCACCACCGCCACCACCACCGCCGCCGCCGCCGCCAGCGCGACCGCCGGCCCCGCGGGCCTGAGCCTCGCTTCTCGCAGCAGCCTGGAGCATTTCGAGTCGCTCTTGGATGCGCTTCTGCTCCGCGAACTTCTCTTCCTGCAGGGCCAGTTCCCTCGCCTGACGCTCGTGAGCAAGCATCTGTCCCGGGATCTGGGACAGGGGGATCAGGGCGTTCGCCTCCATCAACTCCCCAGAAAGAGAACTTCCTGGGTAGTACTCGTAACCACCTCGCCGTCGAGCCATAACGAACTCCTATCCCGAAAAACTATCCATAGAGTCCGCCGTAGCCGTAGAGCCCATAACCGGACCCTCCGCCAAACAGCGGCCGACTCCCTCCAGAGACCCCCTCCGCCCTCCTTCTTTGGGCCGCGTCCACCCCCATGCCGAGGGCCCCTGCTCCCCCAACGAGCCCGCTACCAATCGCCCCGATGCCGAGGCCCTCAAGGTCTGTCCCCTCTAGGCCCTTCTCGGAGAGCCCGCCTACGGCCTTAGCCCCCATGGATGCGATCTGAGCCAAGATGGCCTGCCTCTGCTTGCTCGCGCCCATCAGGCCAGCCTTCTCCTCCATGGCCGCGCCCTCTCGAGCGGACTGCCTCTGCCCTTCACTTAGAAGGCTCTGCCGAACAGCCCTGCGAAATGCCGGCATCAAGGTCCCGCTGACCGCGTCACCGGCCATCCCGCCCAGTCGGTATCCAGCTCGCTTGCCGAGGTCCTTAACTGCGCCACGATGGCCCGTTGCCGCGCCCTGGAGGGCTGCGATCTCCCCCGCACGGCCAGCCTCGGCCATCCCCTTGTGCCTAAGCCACTCATCGGGGCTCATTCGGTTCTCGGGGCGGCGGCCCTCAATGCCCGCGGCAATGCCCTGCGCGGCAAGGCCAGAACCTGCCGCAATCAGGCTGGGGATAAGCGCGCCGAGGATCGGGATAGGCATAACTAAGCTCCTACCCCGGCCGGGGCGACAAAGCCACCGCCCTCCCACGGCTTAGCCTTTGCGATGTAGTCAGAGGCGATCCCAAAGGCGGAGGATCCGAGGTTTGCTGCAGCCTGGGCGCGCATGCCCTCAATGACTGCCCGCTTCTTCCGCCTAGCCGCCTCTGACGCGAGAGCTCGGGCGCCCTGCGCTGCCGCAAGCTGCTCGTTTGCGCGCCTAGCTGCGTCGAGGAAGGAGCTGTACATCCCTCCCGTGCGAAGCAGCCCAGCCCCTCCCATTCTGGAGTATCCCATGGGGCGCTGCCTAACGGACTCCCCAGCTCCATAGAGGCCCCCGGTCGCCCGCCCAAAAGCGACGTCCTCTGGAAAAATCCTAGGCTGTTCGGTCAGTGCCATGTCTTCCTCAGTCTATGCCGGTCTAACTGTCGACGCGACCGCGGAGGGCGTCGCCCTCTCGGTGTTTGTCATCGTATTCTATTCCGGTTTGTGTTGGGCCGTAGTCTGCGACCACAACAAGCTCGGTGTCTTTGATTACTAGGGCTGGGTCGCCAGAGTCTGTCGCCAGAAGCCCTGCTGTGTGCCTTATGTTGTGCCACCCGGCCTGCAGTAGCGTTGCCTCTGGGAGTCCGAGGTTCGGCATTGAGTAGTCAAACATTCGGAGGTCTTGCAGTGGCTTTGCTGTCGTCCCATCCATTGGCCTGATCTTCCAGGGAAGGAACACGCCCTTCGACACATCCGGCCTGTCGTATGAGGACCTAAGCCGGATGATCGCAGAAGCCTGAAGGTACTCGTCCCCCGGCTCCTTGTTCTCCCCCTCCCAATAGCCCGAGAAGGAGCCGTAGAAGTTCGCCAGTTGCCTAGTTGGGTTACGGTTTACGTTTGTCTTGAACAGGCTGTGCTTGGTTAGGCTTAGGTCTCTTGTGTTGTGTCTGTAGATCGCCGCCGAGAAGAAAACCATCACAGAGGCCGGGGCCCGGAGCCTGAAGCGAAGAGCCCCCCCTGGAATGTCTGCCCGGTTCTCGTTTCCTGTTGGCCAGCAAATCCAGGGATCGCCACTGGACCTCCTCCGGAAAACCTCCGTAAGTCCCCGCTTGCGGAAACTCTCCCCCCGAATTGAGGCGCCCTGGAAGTTCTCCCCGTGGAGCCCGGACTGGAACACCCCCTCGACAACATCCAGTGGGTTGTTCCATTGGTCCGCCTCCATCTCCCCGGCGGTGTCGAAGTTCGGTGGGTGGGTGAAGTTGATCAGGCTCATCGGTCAATCACAAACACAACAAGGTTCACCCGGGCGGGTCGGCCAACCGTAAATCCAGAATCCGGGCCACTGTGGGACATCTCAAAGTAAACCATGTGCTCTGTTCCGCTCTCAACCTGGTACGCCCAAACAATACCCCCTCCGCCAGTCGACTCGATGTTGTATCCGTGAGACAACTCCCACGCTCCCGCCTGGTTTCCGTTCGCGGTCGCCTGGGACCTAAGTCTTAGGTAGATCTGGCGGGGGGCGAGTGGGTAGTTTGTCGTATCGCTCGAGTCCCAGGACGCGCTCGCCATTACATAGACCGCGTTGTCCGGTCTTACGGGCACCGAGATCGACCCTATTGTCGTAAAGTGTGGGTGGTGCTGGGGGTAGCTAGACGGCTCAAGCCTTGCGTAAAGTCCGCCAATGTCCTTGTACTGACTCCCAGGTGCGGCGTGGTACTGGTCTAGGGAGTCCTTGTCCACGTTCACCCACGACAACCCATTGATGGCATCCTGGATGTCCCCAAGATTCTCCTTCACGTTGGTCGCACTCGAAGTGGCCCCGTCCTGGTCTCGGAAGTCTCTGGTGTAGGTGTAGACCGGCATTATCGGTACAGCCCGAACGCGAAGATGTTCGCTTGGTAAATGTCCAGCTTCCAGTCCGAGTCATTCAGCAACGAGCGAAACAACACGGTCGGTGAGAACTCAACCGGACCGGCCCGAACAAAGAAACAGCCGACCGTGGCAATTGAACACCCAACGGCATAGGCGTTTATCCCACCGACAGCCTCTGCTGGGGAGATGCCGTCTTGGCTGCTCCTTATTTTTAGGTGAAGATTCCCTCGCTGCTCAACGTCGTCCGGAACCCCTATCGCATCGGCGGTGTTAAACGGGCTTGCCAACATCTTCGCCATGGCCGCGTTCGCCTCATCGACCGTCCATGCGTCGTCAACGAAGTTGTCCCTAGCGGGATCGGTTATCTTTCCTGTCGCGTTGACCCTGGCAGATAGCGACACTCCCACGATCCACGGGGCGTCGCCACGAGAGACCGCCTTTAGTCGGAGGCCCTTTCTCCCAAGGTCGTACCAGGTCCCGTTGTCGCCGCGGTCAAACTGCTTAATCTGGCCCGACGAGACCACCTTCTCCTTGTACAGAAACTCGCCCTTCTCCCCGACAATGTCACTGATTCCGTTGTGGTCCGGATCAAAGGGGGGGACGATCAGGTCTCGGGCGACCGTGTCGGGGGCCACATTGCTCTGGTCGACAGACGAGAGGTGGCCTCGGATCCGCTGGAACTCCGTCCAGAGCTCATCCGGAACATCCGCATGGCCGCTCTTCGGATAACTGGACTTGCGGTAAAACAAAACTCAACCCCGGTGGTTTTCCATCGCGCGGATGGCGCGAAGTACGGTTGATGGTTTGTCGAGGGACACTAGCCCTCCAACGCCAAGCCGCTTCAGCACAAACCCCGCACGCTTGTCTAGCGAAAGCGACGACGGGGCTCCCACGTTCACGCGCTTCATGGCGACCTCGAGTCGCCTAACAAGCCGATCAGCTTCGCTGGCATCAGTCATCGCTGCCTCTCCGCACCCTTGCTGGCCCGCCAGAGGACAAACCCGTCTAGCTTGAACGGCTCGTCTTCGCTGCCGTTCTCAAACTCAATCTCAATCTCTCGACACACAACAGAGTTCGGAAAGACAAGTCTCTGGAAAAGTTGCTGCTCTCCGCTCCACGAAGACTTGCCCCAGGCCTTGTCTGCCCCGTTCCACCCCACCTTCTGGGTGAGGTCCGTGTTTTCCGTCTTCTGGGCCGAGGTGCCGCTTTGGTGGAGTTTGAATGTCCTCTCTCCTTCAGCGACGGGGTTGCGGTTCTTGTACCACCGCACCGTAAGCTCGTGGTCTCCTGCGTAGGGGAAGAAGACGTCAATGCCTGTGACCTCCATCTCCTCGACCGAGTTCCATCCGGTCTGGTTTGCGCTGTAAGGCCCAAACCGGATCTTCCCGGCGCACGCGCCAGCGGACACGGTGTCTCTCTTGCCCTTGATCACCCCGGGGGCAAACTCATAGGAGTACGAGTTGCCGAGACCCCAGATGACAAGGTCTGAGTTGCGGATAGGGTCGCCCTTCTTCTTGGGGGCTGTCTTCTTCCCGACCAGGGGACTTACGCCCCGCTCCGGCTCGTTTCTGTCTTTCCGCTTTAGCTTCTTCTCGTCGTGCTGGACGGCGAGGATGGCCTCCCCCTTGTAGTGGGTTGACGCTGTGATCTTCTGGCCCTTGATGATCGTAATCGCGTCGAGCTGGTAGTGATAGCAAATGACCGTGTCGTTCACAGAGTCCGGGCCAGACTGGAGCGAGATGAACAGGCGCCTCTCGCCCTCGTCCAGCCACGAAGTCGCCGTAGAGAGCCCGCCCTTGTAGACGTTCTTCCACCACCTGTTCAGGTCCGCAGACAGGGGCTTAATCGACCCCCCGTTGTACTGGTAGACCCCCTGGTGCCCAACAAAGACTAGGCGGTCATAGGCCATAATCGCCGCCCTTGGGGCAACGCTCCCGACAGACTCGTCTACCGGGGTTAGTACTGGGGTTCCGTCAGCAAGCGCCGTCACCTGCCAAATGGAGGTCTTCTTGAAGATGATCAGGGAGTCCTCAAAGGCAAAGAGGCCCGTGACCTCACTCCCGTCGTCACTGTTTACGTCGAGGAACTGAAGTCCCGAAGACATCTGCTCTGGGAGGTCCTGGTCGCTGTAAAAAACAAAGGCCGGGTTCTCTGGGGAGGCGTAGTATCCGCGCCCTCGGAAAAACGCCGCAAACCTTGCGGTTGGGGGCGGGGTCAAGCTCTCGTTAAGGACAGACCCGAGGGTCGCTGACTCGAGGGTGTCTTCGTGGTCGTAGGAAACCTTCTCGTTCACAGCCAGTTGTCGCCAGAAGTAGTACTCCCCGTCCCGAGCTCGCTTGTAGATGTTCCTCCAAACGATGTCAGCCTGGCTCGGCCGGTCTAGGCCGCTGATGTGGATCACCGCTCGGTGGGGGTTCCTTGTTAGTGGGGTGCCGCCCGACCCGTCGTTTGGCGGCTCGGGCTCCTCAATCCAGCAGTTCGGCCCCCCCGTCCGGGTGTCGTGGAACGAAGCGTTCTTGTACATCTCCCCCGTGACAGCGAACTCACCAGGCTCACTCGGCGGACCCTCAGCCCCACTGGCGCTAACGAACGTAGCCCGATACTGAAACTTTTGAACCACACTCCCCGCGTTTCCACGGTCACCCTCGCCAATGCCCACAAACTCGTCGTTGATTGAGAAGTCTGGGTTTAGTGGCTTGCTGTCGGGGTCCGGGGTGACCGATACAGCGCGCGGTGGGGCTGGGCGCTCATGGACACCAACCCTAGACGTATAGTCACCGTTCCACTTGATGTTCGCGTCAACGCCATTGACGATGAACAGGTAGCCAGCCCAGCTCGCAAAGTAGTCCCCACCGAGCTGGTCCTCTGGGTCCACCCGCCTGGCGGCGATGAACCGATCCCCTTCGGAGCCCCCGGAGTAGCGCTCGTCCCAAGGGCTCCCCTCCCCAATGTGCGGAAGGCCCTTATGCTCAAGACTGTCCCCGCGAACAACTAGCACCCGGCCAGCCCGGTACTTGTCCTTTGTCGCCCCACCATCCGTTAGGGGGTCGATGCTGAGGTCTGAGTAGTGCGGCTCCGCATCACCGCTGTCCCCAGAAAGAGAAACCACGAGCTCACGCGGACCGCCCCTTACCTGGAACGAGGTGATTGCGTTAATTCTGGTGTTGAGGAGGTGGTGGTTGAGCCAGTGCCAGTCCACTAGGTTCCGGACAGCCTTCGCCTTCTCTACGGTGCCAACCACCTGAAAGTAACAGCCGTCAACACTCCGGGCCTCTCCCCCAGCAACCCAAACCTGGTCAGACAGTCCTCCGGTGAGGACCGGGACCGCGCGAATCCCGGGGCCTTGGCCAATCCTAGCCACGCCAACCCCCTACGAGGTGCTCACGGTTCGCGGCCAGCGACCGTTTCCGACATGCTCCCCGTAAACGTCCGGATCTCCCCGCCCAATCTGAACAACCGTTCCGGGGTCAGAGTCTTCGTCCCGCTCCATGCGCTCAACCATCTCCATGGCAATCCCTCGCTTCTGCCCCGCCGCAGTGTGGTTCTCGCCTTCCCCAAGGGCGTAACTCTCCGCCAAGTCCAGAATGGCCGGCTGGAACTGAAGGGGCACCGCAGGGATGTCCGTATCCAGTACCATTTCTCTCGGAGCAACGAAGTAAGTCACATCGACAACGTACTCCTCGTCCGGGGGAGGCCAGAGCCTGATGTGCTCTGAGCCGCTTATCTCAATCGCCCTGGGGGCCACCGAGCCAATGTTGGTCCCCCGAGCAACCCCGCCGATGTCTAGGTCGACATGCTTGAACCCAAGGCCCGTGTCTGCGGTGATGTCCTGGAGTGTTGTTGTCGCAAAGTCCGACGTCACTCGGTGGTGGAAGAACTCCGAGCCATCAGCCTTTGTCCGGTAGATGGCTACCCCGAAGTCCGCTCGACGGACGTAGGAGATGTTGACTAGGTTTGCGGCCCCGGAGCTGATCGTGACCGACGCCTCTGGGGAGAACGGCCCGAGTTCCTGCGTCTTCGTGTTGAAGTAGCAGTACTTATACTTGTAGGCCCCAGAGGTCATGCTCCCGCCCGCAGTGGCGGTACTCGCGATAGTCGGGGCCGTGTCCGGGGCTGGGATCTGAGTGTGTCGCTCAACCGCGTAGTACTGCGGGTATGAGTCGTAGTCCCTGACGGTCAGGGCCTTCATGTGCTGCGGCAGAAGGCTCTGCTCGGGCACATGGTAGGTGAACCCGTTTCCGGTGCAGACAATCGCCTCGATGCCCGCTGTGCCCGCCGGGAGGGGGTACTCGTCCCAGTAGATCTTCCAGGCGTCCCGGTTCGTTGCCGTCGTCGTCGCGCCACCGTACATCGCCTCGAGATAGGCGTTCGTGGTTGCGTCGTGACTGGCTATCCGGTGGACCGTCCCGTCTGGGCAGGAGAGTCGAGCTCCCGAGCGGGTATGCAGCGTAGCCGGCGTCCCAGCTAGCGTGGTCATGTTCGCAACCGTTCGGCTGCCGTTGGTAAACGTGGCCCCAGTAGAGGTCCCTGTTCCCGCTGCAGACTCTGGGGTGTAGGTGCTGAACTGGTGCGTCCTACGCAGCCAGCTCCAAGTCTGACGACGACCACAGATGGTCAGATAGGCATCGTTGATGAAGTCCCCGAGGCGGGCTTCGTTTCCATCGAATCCGCGCCTTCTGCCCAGGCGCTGCTTGAGTGTTGCGAAGTCCACCTGAGCCTCCAGTTCGGGGGTCTAAGGGTGCGGGGCAAGTCAGGTCACCCCGCACCCCCAGAGATTACCCGAGTCTAGCGACCGGGAGGCGAATGCCGCAGAAAGACGGTGACCGTAACGGTCAGGCCAGACATGTCCTGGGGAGAACCGCCGCCAACGTCCGTAGCATCGAGGGAGAGCGTGTCATCCTTCTGAAGGAACACCGGCAGGGGCGTTGCCGCCTCCGGCCCACTTACGTCAAGTTTGATTGGCGCAAACTCTCGAAGGGTAACTCCCGCTGGAGTAAACGCCATTGCCGTCCCAAGCAGCGCCTGGTCCCGGTCCACGGACCCGTTCTTATTTGTGTCCTGCTTTGCCCGCAACTGAAACGACCAGTAGTCGGTGGCGTGAGTAGCAACATCGCCACCAGCCCAGGTGATGGATGCCGCCTCAACCTTCCAACTACCCACCAACGTGGAGGTGGGCGCCGTAAAGATCGGAACACTGTAGGTGCCGGTAGCCGGCGGGCTAAAGGAGACGCTCACGGGGACAAGGCCTACGCCATGGACTTGGTTTCCACCCTTGATGGCGTTCCAGATAGCGCGACCGAAGCCTGTAGGTGCAGTAGTAGTTCCCATTTCTCTCTCTCTTTCTCGACCTGGTTAGGTGGGGGGCCGAAACCCCCCACCCTCAGGCGTGTTGCCCGTCAGCGACTCTATGGCGACTGACGGGCGAGTTTGTTAGATGGTCGCGAAACCAGCCGGGTTGTTAAACACTTCGACCACGGCCAGTGCTGCCGTCGTCGAGCTAGCAGCAAGGGTCGTGGCTGTCGCGGCCGCTGGCGAGCCGTTGATCAACCTGGCGCGAACCAGCTTCGTATAGATGAAGCCGTTCGCCTCATTGGCAAGCGCACCCTCGTTGTCGTGAGCCGTCGAGACCGTCGTGGCAACGAACCCGAGGGCTCCAAGGTTGGTGGCAGACGCCCCAGCCCCGCGCTGAACGGTGCTGATGTTGAGCCACGCGCCGATCACCATTGGTGCCGAGTCGTGCGGATCGATATAAGCCACACACTCGCCAGCAACACAAACCGGACCCGTGTCACCAGACTTGATGCCATTTGCGGCAGTCACAACGCCGATGGTTGGGACCTCGGTGACCTCAGCATAGGGATCGATGGCCGAGGGGCCAGCGTCAGTGACCGCCCCGTTCTGGTCGATAGCAACAACCTCGCCAAACTTCAGATCAACGCCAGCGGCGTCACTTCCGACGACGTTATTGACGACTGAAATGATTCTACTTTTTCCGTTTCCAACAGACATTTCAGTGCTCCTTTCTAGGCGCTGTAAGCCCCGCCAGCGAAGTCAAAGCAACCCTGCTCGCGGAGATTGTTTACGGTAAGGATGCCGTGGAACTTGGTCTTGGAAATCCAAGCCCACTGTTCCTGCGCGAGGCGCCAGTCATCCATGAAGAAGTGAGCGTTGGGGTTAATCCAAAGCTTCATATTGCCCAGGTTCGTCTGGCCCTTGCTCTTGCCCTTGACGGGGTCGAGGTATCCAGGCTCAAAGTTGTGGCCCGAAGCGCCGCTCGGAGAGCCGCCCGTCAGGTTCAACATGAAGCCTTCACCACTGTTCTCAGTGATGTTGTAGTCGGGAATGACCTGAGCGCCCTTGAATCGGAGGCTAGTGAAGCCGGCGCTTCCCATGTCCTCGTCAACCAGGGCTCGCTCGGGACCACACCACTCCTCGTAGCCATCGTAGACAGCCGGATCGACCAGCATCACGTCAGGGCGACGTCCGAACTTGGCGCACTCTCGATAGAGCTTAGTCCAGGTCGGAATACCCTGCGTCATGAAGCCGCCGCCAATCGACTGGTACTGGTTGTGGTGGTAGGTCGCGTTCTTGGTGACGTTGCCAACCGTGCCGGTCTGAGTGGCTGGGGTAGCAAAGTCGATCATCCCGCGGATACCGTCGATGTCGCCACTCACGCTGCTTGCAGTGTGGAGTTGCTCCTCGATGTAGTTCCGCATTGTGATCGCGCACTGCGTGAGCTCGGCATCAAGAAGTTTGCCGATCTGACGCTTCGCGTTCTGGTTAAGGTCCACCTTGTCGCAAGCGACGACCGACTGGCAGGAGATCTGACCCCAGCTGTCCCAAATGAACGGCTTGGCGAACTCGCTGTCAGCGGTGTTCAGTACCTGGGATCCCTGGTAGGTCTGAACGTTAGGGTTTTCGGCGTGTACGAACGGAATCCGCGCGTAGGGTGCTGCTTCCAGATGGATAGCCCCCTTCTTATACATAAGGTACAAGAGAGGCGACTGCTCCAGGATAAGCCAAACAAGCTTTTCCCAGGAAGCGCCCCACGTCAGCGAAAATGCCTTCGTGTAGTCACTAAGTGTGGTTGAAAATGGAGCGCCCATTGTATCCTCGCAAGCCTAGCTAACTCAACCGACCGCCCAGCTCGGAATTCTGCCCCAACACCGCATCGAGGATTTCGTCCATGGACATAGTTGCCGTGGATCCTACGGGTGAAGAGGCCGTCCCGGCCTGAGTTGCTGGAGGAGCTGCTTCGGCTCTTCGCTTGGCATTGTCGATCAAACGGCCCTCATTGACCGCTCGAATGGCTCGTTCTCCCGCCAGAGACAAGGCTGCCCGATAGGCGTCCTCCGTCCCCGACGAGAGAAGCTTGGTGATAGTCGGGTCGTTCGAGTCCAAGATCTGGCGAACCTGACCCTGAACACGCTCGTCGCGGAACTCCCTGTACTGACCGCCCTTCATGTCCTCAAATATCGCATTCAAGCGGCTGGCCTCCCGGTGCGGAGCAAACGTCTCCGACACCGAATGAACCTGCTGCTTGAGTTGCTCAATCTCCTGCCTCAACGCAACTTCCTTCTCCGAAGAGCCGGGGTTTGCCTTGAGGCGGGCGTCCATCACCTCGAGTAGGGCACCAAAACCATCTCCATCTTGAGCTCTTGCGGTGAACCGCTCGCGCAGTTCGTCAACAGAGGGTCCAGTCTCCTGGTCGCTATTGTCGGCCCCACCATTCGGCCTTTGGCCTGCCTGTTGCGCCTGAAGCGCTAGGAAAGCCTGTTGGAGTTGGGTTTGGTTATCCTGCAGTCTGACCCTGTCAGACTCGTAATCCCGCCGCATGTCGGCAAGCTCTTGAGTCTTCTTGGTAAGGCCGGATTGCATCTCTCGGTAGATGGCGAGGTTTTCGGGCGCCAGTTCGAGGGGATTCCCCGACCAGAACGACCCTGAACCGTCTTCACCATCGCTCGAGCCATCGGTCCCACTAGCCTGCTCATCAGTCTGTGTGTCGATCTCCTCGGTGGCCACCGGGGAGTTATCGCCAACACCTACGTCTTCGCTGACTTCTGGGTTGTCGTTGCCAAGCTCTGGATTCACGGAATCTCCAGGTTGCGACTAAGTATTGAGTTGCTCCCGAACCAGTCGCTCAAGTTCGGGCCTCTTCGTTGTACTTGGAACTATAAGCCCCAATGACTTGGCTTGCGCTTTGAGGGCGGGCCAAGTCTTGGCGATAATCGTATCCCCTTCTACTACATCTGTGTCAACGGCTACTTGATTGTTTTCAGTGGGCTCGTCCGCCTGAGCTGCCCGCTTGGCAGCCCAGCGCTCCACAATCTCAGCTTGGGTGTATATCCGCGTACTGCTTGTTGACTTGCGCTTAGGCGCAACCCCGGCCTCAACCAAGCCATGCTTCTTCAAGATCGCCTTAGCCTCTGCCTTGGTCACGGTCTTGTTCACAAGGTGGTCTTCCGGGGCGTTCTCGTGGAACGTGTACTCGTCGCGATGAATCACCTGACTCCGGGCGTCTGCCATGAAGTCGTGACTGAGGGTTCCCCGCCTCTTGCATCGAGGGCAGTGGAGGAACAGGAACTTCTGCTGCTCCTGGGCCTTAAACCCAGAAACAGTGAACCCCTGTCCAGACGAGTGCTCGCACCGGATGCACTTTAGTGTGTAAATAGGCATGTAACTTCCTTCCTAGAAAGTTGGAACCCCGGGGGACGGGGCAAATGACGGCTGCGCTGCGGCCGGAATGGTTAGTGGCTCTCCCGTTGCTGGGTTTACTGCCGCGCCGGCAGCAATCGACTCCTCTGGCCCAGGACCTCCCGCCTCTCCAGGCGGAACCTGCGGTGGAGCCGCGCCAGCCTGGGTCGCGGCCTGTCCGAAGAGTTGAGCAAAACTGTCCCTGAGTTCGGGACTGTCCTGTTCCCAGAGAGAGAGAGCCTTGTTGTAGAAGAGCGCGACTGCATCCGGGGGCACCTGGGCCACGGTAAGCGCTTGGGCTGCCGCAGCTAGGGCGTTCATAAATCCAATGTAGGCCTGGCGCTCAGCCTCGGGACCAATCGGCTTCATCGAGCCTGCGTGGACGCCAACGTCGAACTCGCCCCGGATGTCGTGCCTTGTGTACGACATCGGGAGCTCCTCTCCTGTGATCCGAACCCAACGCTGAGCATCGTAGAACTGCTGCATGATCTGCAGTGTCTTCCTCGCAACAGTACGGACGAACACCTCGAAAGTTCGGAGCTTCGACTCGGAGCGACCAGCGTGCATAGCGGCTCGGTAGGAGACCTCCGTCGCTGACTTCGCGGAACTCCTCCCGCCGCGCATCGCCTCATCGCCAGCGCCAACTTCGTTCATGATCCCACGGAGGATGTTGAAGGTCCCCAAGAACTCCTGGGGGAATGCAGGCATGACTAAGTTCCGAACGTCGGCTGCCACATTCTTGCTCTTCGCGGCAACCATCTGAGGTGTCTTCGACCCAAGGGCGGCCTTAGCCTGCTTGTCGAAGATTCCATCCTTGTAGATTGTCTTCAGCGCCATGGACGCCTCGAGCCCCGCGACAGCCCCGTCTACTAGGCGCTGCAGTCGTTCCGCTATCGGGAGCATCTTGTGGACAAGGGAGATCCCATAAAACTGATCGTTGACCTTCTCGAACCGGAGGTCCACGAAGGGATACCCCTCCATGTCCAGGGGGGAGAGTGCGTGCTTCAAGATGGTTGGCCCGTCGCTCTTGGCATTCGGCTGCTGGCAAGCCCACAGGACCCTCAGTTCCTTGACCCGCCGACGCTTCTTGCGACCCCCCACCCGAACAACCCGGCTAGCCCAATCGTGATACCAGATCTCATAGACCTCGATATGCTCAGCCTCTTCCTTTCGCCAAACGTTCCCAACACCGTCTTCGTTGAGCTCATCAAGAGACTTCACCTTGTCCGGGTTTAGGTGGTTTGTGTTGGCGAACCGGTCGTCGTTCTTGATCTCATCGATGTGGATTAAGTGACGAACAGCCACCCAAGGCATCCTGTGGATCTCGTCGTAGCCAGGGGGGAATATCCAATTGAAGGGCGAAACGCGAATCAACGTCGCGTGGGCCGCGGCTCGGTCTGGGGGAATGCCCAGCTCCTCGAGGCGATCACGAATCGTCTGCATGACCGAGTCGTCTTCGTCGACCTCATCCTCGTCGAGGTCCCGATCATAGTCCTCAACGGGGACAAAAACCCCCGCAGGCTGGTACGTGATCCGCCCGATACCAGCAGAGAGGATCAGCGCATCGTCGAGAACCTTCTGGCACTCATTGTTGAACCCGCCCTCCTCCCACTCGTACATGAGGGCCGCCTGGGTCAACTTTGCCTTCCGCTTCTCCTCGCCAAGCTCGGACGGATTGCGTGGCTTGGCGTAGATGGATGGGTCGTTGTGGAAAATGTGGGGCTTAATCGCGTCAATCGACGCGGAGATCAAAGCAAGGCCATGGTCCCCCTGGGGTCGCTCCACGCCCAGACGATACGAGTCAATCAGTCGACGCCAATCGTCGAAGTGCGCCTTGCGAATTATCGACTCTGCGTCCAGCACCTTATCGAGCAAGGCAGAAGCCTTCTCCTTCTTCACAGGGAGCTTGGTTGGATCGAACCTCGCCATTACAACCACCTCGAGCCAACACCCGGCCTCTGGGCCGGGCGCATGTCATCGTCGTCATCCCACACACCGTAGTTCGGTGGTGGATCTTCCCGCCTTCTCGGGTCCTCCCGATTGGCAGCCCCGTGCTCCATATCACAAACGGCCTGGGCCTGGAGCCATGCCATAACTAGGTCGTCATACTCTCCCGGGGGAGCTCCAACCTTGACACGCTTGTGCATCTCGTCTCCAGCCACCAGGGCCACCGAGTTCGTGGCCTTCTTTGTCAACTCCATGAACATCCGCATTTCCTTGACCAGCCTCGAGCTACGGATGACAGGCATCCTCGAACCGACAATATCAATCCCGACGTGAACCATCACTGGCTTTGTCGCTATTGTTGTACTCCACCCATACCTAGCCTCAAAGTTCACTGACTCAAGGTGCTCCCGCTGATACAGATTCCAGTACTCAGTCTGCATGATTCCAAGAGAAACCGCGTGACCCACCCCATTGATCTCCCAAGACACAAGGGCATCGTTGTAATAAAGGGCCAGAAGGACTGCCTTTGCTGACGTTGGAATGGCCTCTAGGTGACCACGAAACTCAGCCACTTGCACGCGGGTATCGGCCCGGATTACCTGGATAGCAGTGTAATCCCCAGAAGACCTCCCCGAGGACGGGTCCACAGCAACAATGTACTCGACCCCCTCCTTTGGATGCTCCCAGACCCACAGAGAGTCGTCGTCAGCAAGGCTCTTCCTCACAAGGGTGGGCTCCATGTAGCCAGCCAAGTTCAACCGCTTGTCCGAAAAGTCCTGACCGGACTCATCCGTAATGCTCCCAACGAAGATGGGCTCCCTGACACCAGCCTTCTCAATGACCGCAAGGTGCGGCTCCTCGAAAACACGGCTTGCCGAGAACGCAAAGGCCTCTTCCGGCTTCCCGGGGTACTCCTGCTTAAATAGGTCCCAATCTCCCTGGCACTTATCCATCCAAGTCTTGTGGGCCCAGTGGGCCTGCTCGGGAGTGAGGTCGTACTCTTGGATCATCCCAACCAACACATCGTCAAACCGAGAAAGGACATCCTCCGAGGACACTCCCTCCGGCAGGGGTCTCGCGTAGTTCGGCATCGCATGCCAGGGGTAGAAGATCGCCTCCCAATCGCTGTCTACCTTGTTCCCCTTACTGTCCTCTCCCCTCCAGGCCTTCCAGAACTCTCGGTGGAAGTATCCGCCAGAGCCGTTAGCCGTGGACTCGAGGACAACGAAAGTCTCGGGGTCATCTGAGATCGTCTGCATCAGCCCGAGCATGAAGGTTTCTGGGTCGTTCCAGAATGCCAGCTCGCTTCCGTGGAAGTAGTGGATCTCAAACCCGCGCGTGGAGTGAACGGCATCGGCCACGGAGACCTCGAACCTGGAGTTCAGCCCCGCCGTCTCATCCAGAGGGTGGGTCATCCAGAGCTCGTTGTCGTTGTTCCTCCTGAGCTCGGGGCGGAGGTCCTGGGTGTCGACTGTCTTATCCAGCGCCGCGAGCAGTTCTTCTGGGGTGTCGTACTTCTTTGGCTTCCCGCCGTCGACCCCCTTGCTCGGGAGGTTGTCGTACATCTTCTTCGCCATGAGAAAGATGTTGTTCGTCGTGATGCGATCTACCGCCGTAACGAACGCCCTGCGGTCCCTGTTGGTGAGGCACTGATGGAAGGCGAAGGCCTGGGTGACCGTGCTGAGCCCCATCCGCCTAGCCTTGAGCACGATGAACCTACCCGGCCTCCCCTTGTCCCTGGCCTCCTGGAGCCTCTTGTAGAAGTCCAGCTGGATTGGGTTCAGCTGGAGGCTGACGGTCTCCCCGATCTTTCCGTGCATGGATGTTTCTGGGCGGTTCAGGACCCTCAGGTACGTCTCGCAGAACCAGGGGAAGTCCTTGAACTTCTCCGTAGCCGTCAAACGCTCCGCTATCTCGCGGGAGCGCTTCTGGCTCATCGCCTTCCTGGGCACTACCTAGCGCTCGTGATTTCCGCCAGCTCTTCCTCGGTGGGACCGCTGTGCTCCTTGACTGCGGCCTCATTGTCCTGGGCGGACTTGATGCGAGAGATGATCAGGTCAACAGCCTCTTGCCTGGGCTCGCCACTGTCGTTCCGGCCACTCTGCTCTGCAACCAGGAGGTTGGTGAGGGTGGACATGTCCTTCGTCCCACGCAACCGAGCTCGCAAGTCCACCATATCTGGCACGTACTCGCTGACGACCAGGCCATCAATGGTGTCCGCCATGATCCGCTTCATCCGCTTGACGTGCGCTGACGTTGCGTACTTCTTGTAGAGGCGGAACCCGCGGCTCTTCGCTCCAACGAAGACGTCCATCAGGGCTTCCTCGAGAGCAGCCTCCTCGGGCAAGGGACCATCGTGACCGGCGCCTGTTGTCGTGTACCGCTTGAACCTGGTCTGAACCTCTGGGCTCGACAGACATGCGTCGAGCTGCTCAATGGAGAGTGTTCGGGACTCGCGAAAGACGCGCCTATTTGCCACTTCGGACATTTCGCTCACGACGACCGCCCAACCCTAAAAGAAACGCAGCCTACGGCAGACGCCGGCTCAGCATCCTCACGGATGTCGTCTCGCGCGGAGGTGATCGCATCAAGAAGAGACTTCCGCCCCTTCCCGTCGAGCTCTGCGTCGTAGAGAGCGTCGAGCTCCTCGTCCGACAGTCCTGGAAGTTCCTTGATTGCGGCCTTTACTGTGAGGTCGCTAACATTCTCAATACTCATTCTGTTCTCCTCCTGTGCGGCGGACTGCCGCTGAGACAATCGTAAGACTACACTAAGCGATGAGCTGCCGTGTTGGCGAGTGTGAGGGGGCAGTGATACCATCCGAGGCGCACTGCTCTGACGCGCCAGTCAGGCCGACGGGCCCCGGGGGTCGTTTTCTCCTTCCTAGATCTTCGGGGTCCTGGCCAGGCTACCTAGCGTACCGCCCTCGCTCGCTGGCGATGCGAGCAAGAATGGCCCTGTAGCGCTGGAGTTGCTCCTCATCCTCCCCGCCACCGTAGAGGGCGCGGGACGACCTAGCCCCCTCCCTCTGCCCCACGCTAGGCGGGGGAGCCAGTTGGCGAGACGCCTCGAGTTCCATCATTCTCCTGGCCCGCTCCTCGGGACTACCAAAGGTGCCAGTGAGCCTGCTCTGACGATCAGCCTCCCCGGCCAGAGCCCCCTCAAGAATTCGCGCGCGCTCCCTCTGCCCCGCGGCCAGGGGGTCGGCATAGTCCCAGGCCTGTCCCCTTGTGTCGTGGTACTCCTCTAAAAGCCTGGCCCGCTCGTCCCCGGGGGGAGTCACTTGATACCGCTCCCTAGCCTCCTCGACGGCCGGGTAGACACTGCCCCCGGGCCACTCCGGATGGCCGGTCAGGACCTCGACCGTTGGGTCCAACACATCCTGGACGGGGGCGAGGCCGCGAACGTCCCCAAATCGGGGGTCACGGTTTTCCACTGGCCCCATCGCGCCGTGCCCCGGGGGGCCAAAGCTCGGTGTCGGAGAGAATCCGGGAGGGACGGGACCGTAAGGGATGAGTTCCCCTGCGGGCGGGACGGCCCCCTCGGCGCGGCCAAGACGCGCTAGGCTTGCTCGCTCATCATTGGCCTGGAGTTGAGCGGCAAGTCGCCGCATCGTCCCCTCGTCTACGATTCCTTCTGGCATCTCAAACTCTCCTCTTCCGACCAGCAGCGGCCGTCTTGGACATCTTCTTCTTACCGTACATCAGGCCAGTCCTCCAGATCGATACCTGGACATCATCTCGGGGCTCACGACGCCCTCCCTCGGCTCGCCTCCCAGTGGGGTCCTGGCCGAGAGGAGGTTCAGAATCTCAGCCGCTCTCTCTGGGCTGACTTGGAGGCGGTTCTTGAGCATCCACTGCAGATCATGCACCCCACCATAGTCTTTCCCAGCAGAATGCCCCCCCTCGAGCAGCTCCTTTACGTCATACGGGAGGACGGCCCCAGAGCCACGCTCCTCCTGAAGAAGCGACCGCAGGGTATGGATGTTTCCCTTCTGCTCTGCCCTTAGCCCAGCGTGTGTGGCCCGGGAGGTGTCTCCGATAACCCTCTGCTCACCGGGCTCGCCAAACAGCTCGCGGTATAACTCGTCGTCCAGCGACCGCACATCCTTGCTAAACCCCTCCGTCCAGCCCGCTGCCCCGGGGCGAACTGGCTCGGGGCCAGCGAGGGCCTCCCCAACATCCGCTCGACGCCTATGCCACCGCTCGTACTCCTCTCGCCAACCGTCCTCAGCAGCCTCCCCACCATCGCGCAATTCGTTATAGGGAAACGCAGAGCCGAGGGCTCCCGCATGGGCGTACTCATGCTGCATAAGCCCCCCCTGCAGCCCTCGGTCAGGACCCCCAGACTCTGCGATGACACGCTTCCCGCTAGAGTGATACCCAGGGACCGAGGATGGCTTTCCGGGCCAAAACGCCTCCTGGTGCGGAACCGCCGGGGTCATGAGCCTCTCCTCGACCTGAGGGAAGATATGCTTGCTGTAGGCCGCCTCCACCACCCCACGGGGCAGCTCCGGGTTCGACAACAGCGCGTTGCTTATCCAGGCTTCTCGATTCGCCCCACCGGACTCGTAGGACCGAAGTAGCCGAGACCTGGCCTCGTCTGCCCGCGGGTAGTAGTCCTCCTGGAAAGACCTGAGACCTCCCGCCTCCACGGGGACGCCGCCCGCCAAAGACGCCCTTCCGGTCGACCCGCCTGGCATGACGTACTGCTTCTCGGTTCCGGCTAGTGGGCGAGCGAGGAGCCCGGGGACCTGGTCACCGAGGACCCAGTCCTGGACGGGACCGGCAACGTTCTTCGCCACGTCAGTTGCCAACCCACCGGTCCACCGGGCCACGTCCTGTCCGGTTGCGATGGCTGGGTCTACGACAGTTTTCTTGAGCCATCCAATCGGATCGGCCATCTCATCTCCTAGGGACCAACGACGAGATCTTCCACAGTAGACAGGGTTGCCCTGAAGGCCGACCTCTGTTTCGTCTCGGGGTCATAGTACCTGTACTCGAGATGGGGCTCCTTCTTCTTCGTTCCGACCACTCTCTTGAACCTTCTCTGGATACTGTCCTCGATGGTGTCCCAGTGGGGGATCTGAGAAACATCCTGAATCGAACCCGGTAACCACCCAGGGAAACTCATCCCCCCATCGGTCTTCCCCAAACCTATCCCCATCTCCTGGATAACCTCCTCACACTCCAGGTGAGTAGAGAAGAACCCGTAGACCCTCCTCCCCGACTTGTCCTCCATCGAACTGTTCCTTGCCCAGTACTTGGACCCCTTCTCGACAAAAGACCCACAAGAAGAACAAATACGACGCCTCTTGGTCGTCTGCTTACGAAGACAGTGAATCGCCAAATCAACCCCCAGACAAAACAAAACCTACATCACACCCCTTGACTCTGTCCACGGGGGGAGGAAAACTACCCACTGTAAGGGGGGAAAGGAGGGGGGACTAAAGGTAGCAGCTAGAGACAAAGACCATGAAGACTACAAAGACAAAAACACAAAGCCTAAGGGCCTCTAGCTACTGTGCCTACTGTGGCTCCCATGAGCTCAGATACGACGTCCACACTGCAGAACTAGACTGCCTCGACTGTGGATGGCCCGTCCAAGGCCAACATCCAGCCCCCGTCCAAGTACCCAAGGTACTTCAAAAAAGCACCCCCCGGGGGTAAGCCCAACCGTCCATGGATACTGTCCATGTTGAAGCGTATGGGACATAACAGTACTCGCTGAGGCCCGGGGTGGGGTCAGGGTCGCATGCGCCCCATTGAGGCAGACGAGTCCAGCCTAAGGTTACCTGGTCGACCCTCGCTGCCTCGCTCGGCTCCCGTCCCACCACGGCCGACACTGGCCTTGCCCTGTCTGCCCCAGCTTCGGACTGGCCCCATCCGCCACCTAGGTGGCAGGCACCACGGCACCACCGAACCGACCCCCCCATCCACCGTACCGGGGACGGCATAACGGAGAGTGCTCAAGGACCTTGACTGCAGGCAATGACCTGAGCTATCTTCCATGGGCGGTCATTGACAATCGAAGAGCGAAGCACCCGGGGGACGGACAGCCGGACCGGGGCAACAGCGGAGGAGCCTAGTGCAGTCGATGCACGTTCCTGCCTCCCTGAGAAGCGCCATAGCCTGATGACATACCAGACAGGGTCGAATGGGGCGCGCGGGGAGTGACCAGTAGAGGAGCCGGAGAGTGACACGGTAGCGGGTCATTGACGGTACTAGGCCAAACGGCGGTGACAGCGCCAAACAGTCTGCTAGCCCGCGAGACGGGGACAACGTTCCCCGGGTGCTTCAATCTAGGATAGATAGCAGGGCACTGACGCACCCTGCCCCCTGTGGGGGGCGGATTGTCGGTGTCGGAACCTGCTTCGAATCATCCTCCCAACTGTCCCCGGGGCTTCGGCTTCGGGGGCAGTGTGGAGTGCCCGGGGCCTCGGCTTCGGACCCTCCACATTGCCCGGCCACTTCGGCTGGCAGTCTGCCTCGGCAGTTTCCGGGGAAACGGGACTTCGGTCCTTGGGAGTGATTATGTCGAATAGAGTAAAACGAGAATTGACGGTACTTGAGCAGCATCTAACGAATGCGGCTCGCAAGTCGTTTACTGACCTTGTGGTTTGCACCACAAACGGGAAGCGTACCGGCGGAATGACCGTGGCAGCCCTTATCCCGCCAACTGCCGATATGGCCCTTACCCTCCGTGGTGCTGGCCCTGAAGGCACGGACTTGGGACTCTGGACTGTCGAACTTGACCGTGGCGTCTGCCTTGCGGTTGGCCCGAACGGTGAAAGCCCGGACCATACGCCAGAACAGATTGAAGGGTACGTGCTCGCGTTCGAGTTCCTCCGAACCATCCTCTCCGCCGAAGGCGGGGAAGCCCGTGCGAAGGAACTCGGGTTCACGTTCCGCAAGGCCGGAAACTACTGGACCCTGCCCCGACGTATCACGAAGTTCAACTCCGCCAAGCCTGAGGGTGTGGTGGCGAATGGACAGCGAGACGTCGGTGTTGGAATCCGGTACGTGTCCACGAAGTCTGGCCCCATCGCCAAGGCTATCGTTTCTGCTCGGAAGACTTGGGGGATTGTTATCTCCGAGGAATCCGGCGAGGCCCGCGCGACTGCGCGTTGTGCCAATACGGCAGGGAAAGAGAAGGCGCGCGCGGAACGAGAGGAAGCAGCCAAGGCGCTGAAGGATAGCGGGATGGTCAAGATGACCATCACCGTCCCCGAATGGTTTGCCAAGGCAGTCCACACTGCGACGGCCAAGGCTAACAAGGATGCAGCCAAGCCCGAGGACAACGGGGACACCTTGGTGCGTATGACTGGTGCGAAAGCGCCCGTCGAATTGACAGAGGATGACACGAGCGTACTTGACCGCGCGGCCGCACTACAGGCCACGGGTTAGCAGTCGCTGGCAGATAGGGTGCCCGGGGCTTCGGCTTCGGGCGCCCGCTTGTGCTAGCGGCACCTTGGGTGCCGTTGGATGATTCAGTTTCCGCCGTCTCCTTCACTGGGGGCGTGCGCCCGAGCCGGGCACCTTGGCCGACAAGGCTCGAGTGCGCCTGGAGCTCTTCGCTCACGCGATGACTGCCACCTAGGTGGCAGTTATCCCGGCGATGCCGTTCTACGCTCTGGCGAGCATGCCGCCGAAGGAACGGACGGGTCCGTTCTGGCCAGGCCACCGACTCATTACCCGCCACCTAGGTGGCGGTTATCTCCGCCACCTAGGTGGCGGTTCAAACGCCCCTTGTGGGCACAACCGGGAGTTGAGATATGGAACGCCTTTTTTCTTTGATTGAAGCCGAGGCTTCCCTTCAAACCTTAATCGCGGACGACGCTGCCGCTGGTGGCGACGACGACATCGTTAAGGACCTTGGACTGGAAGACCTCCGTCGAATCGCTTTGATGCGGCGTCCTGCGGGCGAAGAGATCGCGAAGACTGATCGTGAGTACCGCACCCTCATCGTCGACATGGTGTCTCGCGAGCTGCGCGTCGGCCGCGAGGACCGCGGCGGCGACTACTGGGCCGCCGATTGTCGGACCCCCATCCGGAGGGCTGCTTGGGACCAGCCGGCCGAGGAGTGGGTGCGAATTGAGAGCGCCATCGTGGAGTGGGCGCAAGCCAAGGCTTAGTGGCCAGAGCAGGACGCACAGGCTTCGCGGTCTGTGCGTCCGACTGTGTTCACTGAGAACACCTTTGCCAACTAGATGGCGAAGAACCGGGAGTTGAGAGATGAGTGACAAGAACAGCGGAACTGTGAAGTTCTTTGCGGACGCGAGTCTTATGCCTGTGAACGCGGCCATGGCCGATGGATTGCAGGCGCTTGGGTACAAGCGAACCCGCCGTGTCCCGCCCGTGGTCACGACCACCCGTATCCGGAACGATGCGGACGAGGTTGTGGCTATTCGGATCCGAGTCGAGACATCCAACCGAACCGACGAGACCGACCGTCTTGAGCGGAGCGGGTGGGAGTTCCCCGAGGGTCGGACTGTAGTCGAACTCTAGTGGACAGAGCAGGCCTCACGGGTGAGAGCTCGTGGGGCCGACTGTGTTCATTCAGAGCACAACTGCCATCTAGGTGGCAGTTAATCAGGAAGGGGTCAGGGATGACCATTAAACAGAAGCTGGACATGGCCGCGAGGCTGGTCCCGTTTGCTTCCGTTCAGGGAGTCGAGAAGGCGAAGTCCGAGAAGGTGGACCGGAGTGCCGTCGTGGTCAGGCCACGGGAGAGGAGAGAGAGATGGGCGCCAAGGTGAAGGTGGTTTTCAATCGGACGTTCGGGGGGTTCTCGCTCAGCAAGGAGGCCATTTTGGCCCTGGATGAGTTGGGACTTCGCCTGGATTGCTTCGGTGAGATTGGAGGGGAGCCTGTCGAGAGACATGACCCGCGACTCGTCCAGGTGGTCGAGAGGTTGGGATTCCGGGCTCACGGAAGGTGGGATACCGCCGGGGACACTCTCGGCATCGAGGAGCTCTCCGGAGACCGATACATCATCGACGACTACGACGGAAGGGAGCAGGTCATTGAGCCGAGCGACATCCGGTGGTGCGTTGTGGAGAAGGAGGAGTAGATGCTGAAGCGATTTATGCAGTGGCTGAGAGACAGGAGAGAGCGTCGTCTGTTCAGGCAGATGAGCGCGGACATTAACCGGGACCGTCGAAAGATGGCCCCATTGAAACTGCCATCTAGGTGGCAGGGGAAGTGAGTTTGATATGGAAGAGGTAGACAACACGGATGCGGCTGAGTTCGAGGGGCTCTTTGGCGAGGTCCTCGACGGCGAGGACAACAGTCCGTCGCCAGAGCGGGAGAGGCTGTGGAGGCAAAAGAGGATTCGCCTTCCGCGACTCAGCCTGACTGACGCAAATACGATGCTCCGCGCCCTCGGGGCGGTCGAACACTCGTACCCCATTCCCGGACTTGAGCTCGACGAGGACCTGTCCCGGGAGTGCGGTCGCTTGGCCAGGGTGGTCGAGGCGATGATCGCCGTCGCTGAGTTCGAGGTCGACCGCGCCTGCGAGAGATGGGGGAGTTGAGATGAGACCAAAGAACATCCCCGTTGGCCCACTGTCGGACGTCTCACCGGAGACACTCCAGTCGGTCTTCCGGGTGCTCAAGTGGTACCTGGACGGACGTCGCCACGCCCCCCCGGGAACCGGAATCCCGCCGACCCGGGAAGACGAACAGGTCGCTAGGGACTTCGCTCAGGCTATCCGGTTTTGCTTCTCCCCCGCTGCGGTGCGGCGGGCAGGCGTCAAGCCTACGCAATGCCGACACTGCCTGAAGGAGATTGAGATGGCTGCCGAGGAAGGGGAAAAGGAATGAGTAGACCAAACTCAGTCGATGACCAAGCGGAGATCCTCCGCCTGTTGCGACAGTCTAGGACCCAACTCCGCCTCGCGAGAGACGGGGCCTTATGCCGCAGTCAGAGAAGCAGCAACCCCATGCGCTGGATAATCCTCTGGTCGCGACTTCGGGTCCTCCCAGCCCTTCTTGATGGGGCTCTTGCTGGGCTCACCTACGGACAGGAAGGAGAGAAGGAATGAGTGATTCTAAGAACCAACGTGACGAGAGTGTCCTGCTCGCGTGGCGAGACGAGTACATGGATGCCGCGGCCAGGCTTGGCCCTGATGCGATCAAGGCCCTAGCGGACAGAGACATGGAACTGCTGCGCCCCTTCGGTGTCCAGGACGCCGGCTTGGGGAACGGGGCTCAACTGTTCACACCACACGAAGGAAGGGTGACCTGCAATGTCGCAGGTTGGAACTGGCTTCGTCCGCTCCTAGCGGAGTTGGCGGGGTATCGAGAAGCGCTGGCCGAAGGCGAGCGTCTGCCACCTAGCTGGCGGGAAGGAGAGAAGGAATGAGTAAGTTTGGCGAGGACCGGGTGTTCCTGGGGTGGGACAACGGGTCCTTCGTCGTCCTAGTTGACCGCTACGGAGATAAGCACTCTCTGACGCATATGGTCGAGCAGTATGGACGACCCACCACCGTTGAGTTTCGTGCCCACGACGAGGGATATGTTTCGGCCCCCCCACAAGGGTGGGAAGACGAGGAAGGAGAGAAGGAATGAAGGACTGGAATCCGATTGAGATGTATGCAGCTTGGGCTCTGGCGTCGATGTTGACGACCGGGGTCATCGTGACGGCCTGTATGGCCCTATGTGCCTGCCTGTAGTGGCTGGCAAGGAAGGAAGTGAGATGAAATTTTCCACATTCGGCGGCATCACGGGAGACCCCGAGGGTCCGCGACCGCCCCGGTGGCGCACTGAATACCAACGCCTAGCAACCTTTGGTGTTCACGGGTTCCACGTGAAGCTCCCCAACGGGAACACCGTCAGCGTTCAGTGGGGGCCAGGGAACTACTCGTCGAACAAGGGCGCCCCACTCAGGGCCGCACTGAACGCGGCGGAGCGGTGGCTCCCTTGGACCGCATTTACGGCGGAGATCGCAGCCTGGCGCGACATCCGTGAGGGTGAAACCCCCAACATGATGAAGGGCGACGACGTTATGTGGCACTCGTTCGACGAAAACTGCGGCGGCCAAGTCCGCGGATGGCTGAGCCCCGAGGAGGTCCTCGAGTTCCTCGACTTCGCCGCGAACAACGAGCTCGACGTAAGGAAGCGGGAATACAACTACGACTTGGACGAGGTGATCATCGTTGGGCAGCTCACCCTGTGGCAGAGGGTTCGGCTCGCTTGGTTCAAGTTTCTTGAGTGGATGAAGAGGGCTAACCGCCCGGAAGGAGAGAAGAGATGAGTGGACTGTTTGGAATCGAACCTTTGATGCCGGCGTATGGCCGGGATTACGAGACGCCGGAGGAGGCGCAAGCCGACTTCAGCAAGAACCTAGACTTTCGGACCCCCAGTGGGCCGTACACCAACAAGTCTGACCTGGCGAAGATGTACCCCGACCTGGAGAAGATCCGAGTCCGGTTCAACGGGCTGGAAGACACCGACTACGTCCTGTTCAAGGCTAAGCCTAAGCCTAAGCCCAAGGCCAAGCCGAAGGGCGTCCCGACTGTGACCTGGAACGGGGAGGAGTACGCCATCCCGTCCGACGGGGAGATCGAGCAGATGCTCTTCGACACCGCTGAGGCCATCGACGGGTGTCGGGTTGAGCCCGATGGAACGTGTCCACACGGAGCACCGAGCTGGCTGATTCAGCTTGGGCTTATGTAACTGCCATCTAGGTGGCAGGGAAGGAGAAGAGATGAGTGACGAACTACACGACTACCAGCGAGTTCACCTTGGCGCGCTGTACGGCTTTGTCCGAATCATCGACGGCGAACCCGAGCGCACCTACTGCTGCTCGCTCACCCCGTCCGTCTGGGTTCACGCCGTGGGCTGGCTCGACACTGA